GCCCATTGACGCGAAGCTTGCATGAGTTGGGACATGAGAGAGTTCCTTAAAATGCAACGTCGGAAGTGGCGTTGCGAACTGTGGCGGCCGAAACCGCCACACGTCGCAAGGTCACAAGCAACGGGCGATGGCGAAAGCGACGCGCGCTTTGGACGGGCGTAAGTCAACGGGCTTCGCGACGCAGAAGGAAATGCGGACGCGGCCGAAAGAGATAAAGGTCAGTCCGCCAACTTTGCGCATTGTGAACATGAGAAACGCCTTTCCGTTAAGGGGCAACACCGCCCCGCGAAAACAATAGCACGTCGCGCGTTGCATGTCTAAAGGAAAGCATTACACAAGTGCGGTTTCTCTAACGTAGTTAACAAGAATGTAACGGAATTGTGGCGTGAAAGTTAATGCGCGACGATTGCATTAGAGCGCCGCTGGCAGGCTTTTGCGGTTTTCGCTACCTAGTGAAGGTCACGCAAAAGTTGCCCGGTTTCGTGCTTTGTTCCTATGCGATTGAGTTAACCCTTTGTTAACCTTGAGCGTGTTAGTTACATATTAACTACGATACGTAACAAAAAGCCGGTTTAACCCTATTGCTGAAAACTGACTATCATAGAATTACATTAGATAAGTTAGTTAATGGATGCTAACTAATCTAACATAATTTTATGATAGTCAAATTTCGCTGATAGAGTAAAAAGAGGAAAATGTTGCGCGCTAATATAATTGACCTCCCATAGAGCGCGGCGCTAATCGGTTCGGAGCTAGGTGCGCAACCCCGCCAACCCTACCGCCGCGCGCCACGCCAGCCGCAACGAAATACTTAACGCAACGTTAACACGCAACATGAAACATAGTGTCAAGTAACATTAGCTCGCATTATGTTACATGCTTAATGATTAAGGTTAACGCGCCCCGCGCTGCGCGCCGCGCCCATTAAGGTTAACAATTAAGGTTAACGCGCCCACGCGAGCGTAATGCCATGGTAACTATGTTGCAATGTGATCGAGTGTTAAGTATGCTTAGTAACTAAGTGTTAAGTTTTGAAGTGCAATGTAAGCTTAGAGACTAGGTAAGAGGATAGGTGGATGGATTAAGGATTGCTAGGGTGGTGGGGGTGGTTCGATAGGAGATGAGATGGCCTGTATATAGGGCCGCGCACATAGTATCTATACTTTTTCAACACTTGGCTAACACATTACAAAAATCGCGCAACACAAAATTTCCAAAATTTTTGCAACTTGACCTTCAGGCTGAGTTTTGGCATGGCCGGGTGATGGCGAACCCTTGGCCCAAGTTCATCACGCCCAACATGGACCCTGTGCCGATGCGCCGGGACGCTCCAAAGCCGAGCGCGCCGAGCGCGCCGACGCCGCGTCGACAAGTCCCCAGGCCGACCGATTTCGTGGGGCCGACCGCCGAGGTTTGTCAGGCGGTCATCGACGCGTCGACGGACGGTGAGGGGAACGCCAAGCCGGGCTATGCGCTGCGCGTTCGGAACGCGCGGGCGATCCTTGCGCGCTTGACGGCGGGCGTCCACACGGGTTAGACCTCCGGCTCGGGAGCCATCAACCAAGTTCCGAGGTCCGACATGGCGAAGCGACGTATGCACGCGGTTGGCGGCTATCCGCCCGGCCCAGGCCAAACGATCACGAACGGCAGTTGGACGGGTCCGGGCACGGCGTCGCAGGACAACCCGCCCATGCCGCAACCGACCGCCGGCGAGCAAAGCGCGCCGCCCGTGTTCGGGAAACGCACGACGCCGCCGCCTGTCAAGGCCGCTGGCGGTATGGGGTGTGCGGGCGTTGGAGCGGCGAACGGGTTGGATGGGGCCATGATGGCTCACGCCGACAAAATGCACCCCGTCCGTGGCCGGTAAACGCAAGCTTCGCGCGAGCGGCGGGTGGGGCGGCGGCGGCGTCGATGGGTCGTACACGCAGAACGAGGGCGGCGCGGGCCAAGTAGGCTCGGGAGGCAACGCCAGCACGGGCATGGGCGCTCCGTTTGGGCGCACATGGGGAGCGCCGAGCCCGCCGCCGCCGGTGGCCCCGACGCCAGCCGCGCAGCCTTCGCCGCCTTCGCTCGCGGCGATGCCGCAGTTGACGCCCACGGGCGCGCCGCCGAGTCCTCCGGCCAATCGCATCCAGCCTGCGGCCAGTCCTCCCGTCTCGGGCGGCTACAAGACCGACATTTTTGCGGCGGGCGGCTACTCGGGGCTTGACCGGGCGATGAGCGAACACGCCGACAGGTTGCATCCGGTGAAGCGCCGATGAGACAGCACAACTACCTTGCGGGGTCGTCGCGGTTGCCGGGTAAGACGGACCCTAAGCGGCCCAAGGACACGATTCCGGCGATGTTGAGCCCCAACGAGGCGGTTTTGAACGCGCCTGCCGCCGAGATGTTGGGGCGCGACAAGATCGAGGCTTTGAACGCGGCTGGCAACGCCAAACGCGGGACCGACAGCAAGGGCAAGCCGCTTGCGCGCGGGCGCTCGGGCGTCGATCACGCGATGTCGCAGCACGCCGACCGCTTGCATCCAGTGAGGAAAAATGGGTAATATCTTGAGCGGCGCGAGCGTGCCATCCGTGGAGGGAGCCACGGGGCGGGGTAGCGGACTTCGGACACCCACTACCCCGCCCACTCCCAAGCAGGCCGGCGATCCGCCGCCAAAGTCGTCAGCGCCGACGCATCGGACGGTTGAGAACTACGGCCATCAAAACGAGCGTGGGGAGCGTCCGACGCGGAAGATTTACCGCCAGGGAGTGCGGATCACATGACCATCTCGCTGCTGACGTTTTTTCTCGTTTGGCTCGGTACGCTGACCGTGGGGATGTGGATTGGGTTTTTCATGGGCGGCGCGGCCAAAGTCGCCAAGGAGAGCGACGACATGGCGCAGCAAGTGTTCGACAGCGCCGAACTCCGCATCAAGACGCACGACGCGCCGGAATGAGCGTCGTCTATCAAGCCTGTCCCCAACGCGGCGGCGAGACGCTGCACGTCATGGTGACGGGCTCCTATTTTTGCACGTTTTGCGGCACCGTTCCGATGCCGACGATGAGGGAGAGCAACGATGATCGACAACCCACGCCCGGCGAGCGTCCCGAGCGAGAGCGACGCGCGGACGGTCAACAATTCGGAAGTCCGACACGCCTATCGCGTGCTTTCGGATGACGAGAAGGCCGCCATGGTCGCGGTCAAAGACGTGGGACAGAAGTTCATCGACCTCGCCAAGGGGCTCGGATCGAGCCGCGAAGTGTCGATTGCGGTGACGAAGGCCGAGGAGGCTGTAATGTGGGCCGTCAAGCACATTACGCGGTGACTTTGACGCGCCTGACGCGCTGCGTTAGACGTGCGACATGAGCAAGTGGCACAAGCTCCCGATGCAGTTGCCGGGCGGCGACCTCATGCCCTACATGAGCGCCGTTTACAGGCAGTCGATTGTCGACGGGATTTTCGAGCGCGTGGGCGGTTTCGAGCGCATGGCCGCGTGGGTTGAGAAGAACGACGACAACTACGGCGAATTTCTCATCAAGATTTGGGCCAAAGGCGCGATCAGGTCGACGCAAGTTGAGAATCTGACCCCGCCGACTGCGATTGAAGATTTGCTCGCCAAGCTGGACGCGGGCGAACACGCGAAAGTCATCGACCAAGAGGCCGCTTAGTGAGCCAATCCGACGACCTCGCGCGCTTGAAGCGATTGCGCGATCCAGCGGGGTTGCCGGCGTTCGGTTCGGAGTGCCTGACCGTCCGCACGAAGGAGGGGCAGTTCAAGCGCCTCGTTTTGAACTCCGCGCAGTTGTTTGCGCATGGTCAATTCGAGCGTCAGCGAGCGACGACTGGCCGCGTTCGCGCCCTGGTCCTCAAAGGACGCCAGCAAGGCATTTCGACGTACATCGCGGCGCGCTATTATCAGCGCGCTTCGATGCACCGCGGAGTGAACGTTTTCATTTTGTCGCATGAGCAATCGTCATCCGACACGTTGTTCGGCATGGTCGACCGCTACCATCGTTCCAACCCGCTCGCGCCGCACGTCGGCGTGTCCAACACGCGCGAGCTTGAGTTCGACCGCCTTGAATCGTCCTACGCGGTCGCCACGGCGGGCGCGCGCGGCGTCGGTCGGTCGAAGGCGTTGACGCTTTTTCACGGTTCTGAAGTCGCATTTTGGCAGAACGCAAAAGACCACTTTTCGGCGTCGGTGCAAGCGGTCCCCCACGCCGACAACACGGAGGTCGTGCTTGAAAGCACGTCGGCGGGCCCGTCGGGCGAGTTCTATGAGCGTTTTACCGACGCAATCAATCAGCGCGGTGACGAAGGCTATCAGGCCGTATTCATTCCTTGGTACTTGTCGCCGGAGTACTCGGTCAACCCCGAGCCCGGATTCACGTTGAGCGACGACACGCCAGAAGGCGAAATGAGCGAGGCTGAGTACTCGTCGATTTACGGACTCGCGCTCAATCAGATGGCGTGGCGTCGGATGAAGATACGCGAGTTGCGCGACCCCGCAATGTTTCGCCGCGAGTACCCCGCGTCGATGCAAGAGGCTTGGTCCAGCGCAAGCGACGACCGACGCTACATACCGCCGATGTTGGTCATGCGCGCGCGCAAGCACCGCGCGCAGCGCGGAGCCGGCCCGCTCGTCATCGGCGTCGACCCCGCGAGCGGCGGCGGCGACCGCTTCGCCATATCGTGGCGTCGCGGCATGGTCGTTGAGCGCACCGAGTTCCGCAACAAGATCGACATACTTGAAGCGTTTGCGTGGGTTCGTTCGATCATCGAGCGCGACAAGCCCGCGCGCGTCTACGTCGACGCGGGGAACATCGGGGCGGACTTGATAACGTTGTTGCAGGCTGCGGGTCCGCGCTTCATCGAATGTGTTAGAGCGGTGAATTTCGGTAGCAAGTCAGAGTTCAAGATGGCCTATCCGAACATGCCGGGCCCGGCGAATCGACGCGCCGAAATGTATCAGCGGTGTCGTGACTGGTTGAACCTACCTGAGGGCGCGAGCATCCCTGACCGCGATGATTTAGAGGCGGATTTGACCGCGCCGCGCGAGAAACCGCAGCTAAACAACGATTTTTACATCGAAGCGAAAAAGGACATGGCCACGCGCGGGGTTCGCTCTCCCGACCTCGCCGATAGCATCGTTTTGACTTTCGCCTCAGTCGAATATATCCCGTCATGGTCAGAGCCAGCCGTGGCCCACCACTACGGCGACCTTGTACAGCCCGACGCGGCCCCGGCAGTCACGGATTGGAGCGGCGGGGCCAACTCTTGGATGGGCTAGGGGCATGGCGGCTAAGTACCAAATTTACGGGAAGTCCAACGGCGACCCCAACGCGACTAAGCCCACGTTCAAAGTGCCCGACGGGTATGAGAACGAGGAGGAGTTCATCGCCGAGATGCGGGCCATGTTTGCCGATGATGTCGGCGCAGACCGCTTGAACCGCGACGCCGCGCTAGAGGACTTACAGTTTTTCGTGGGGCAACAGTGGGACGACACGGTTGTTGCGCGTCGTCAGGCGCAGAAAAAACCGATTATGACGATCAACCGCCTTCCCGCGTTTGTTGCGCAAATTCTAGGTTCACGTCGTCTAAACGAGACGGATATAAAAGTCGCGGCTGACACTGGCGGCGACGTTGGCGTTGCGCAAGTGCGCGAAGGGTTGATTCGCAACCTTCAAAAAGTGTCGAACGCTGAGTTCGCCTACGACAACGCGTTAGCGGGGTCGGTGTGTTGCGGAATAGGCAATTTTTCCGTCGACCTCAAGTACGCCGACGACAATCCGCGAGGTCAGCAAGACATAGCTTTCAACGCCATTCCAGACCACCTATCCGTGATTTGGGATCGCAATTTGACCGACCAGACCGGCGAGGACGCCACGCGTTGTTTTGTCGTGGAGGCGATGAGCCTTCAGGACTTTTATCAAGCCTACCCGTGGGCGAATCCCGCCGACCCTCCTCTCGATTACAACATGCGCGGCGACTTGCGCATGACGGGTTGGATTTCGAGCAACGACGTTCGCGTGGTTGAGTACTGGCGGATGCGGAAGCGAAAGCGCCAGATAGCGGAAATGAAAAACGGTTCCGTCGTCGACGTGACCGACGTTACCGATCAGGAGAAGCTTGCCGGAATCGCACAGTGGCCCAACGGCACGCCGATCATACGCGAGGTCATGCGCCCGTACGCGCAGATGTACACTTGCTCGGGGCTTCAAATTCTTAACGGCCCATATGAGTTGCCAGTTTCGCGCATCCCTGTCTTTCGCGTGCCCGGTTGGGAGATGCGCGTGGGCGAGTGGCGTCACCGATGGGGCTTGATTCGGTTTCTCAAAGACCCGCAGAAGCTTCACAACTACTGGCGTTCGGTCGTTGCCGAGAAACTGACGCAGACGCCGCGCGCGGTGTGGCTCGCCAAGCAAGAATCGGTGGCCGGGCGCGAGGAGAAGTTCCGCAACTCGCACCTTTCCGACGACCCGTTGTTGATATGGAACGGCACGGCTGGCGAGGCCCCGCAACGCATACCTCCCGCTCAGATGGAGGACGCGCTGATGTCGCAAGCGGAGATGACTTCGCAAGACATCAAGGACGTTTCCAACATCCACGAGGCCAACCTTGGGATGCCGTCCAACGAAGTCTCACAAGTCGCCATCATGGCGCGTCAGCGCGTGAGCGACACGGGGACGATCATCTATCACGACAACCTCGCCAAGGCGCAAGAGGCGGCGGGTCGTACGGTCAACGAACTCATTCCCATAGTTTATGACACGCCGCGCGTCGTCAAGGTCATGGGCGTTGATGGTAAAGCCTACGCCCAGGCGATCAACGACTTCAATGATCCGTCGTCCATCGACATCACGGTTGGGCGCTACGACGTGACATGCGGCGTCGGGCCAAGTTACGCGACGAAGCGCATCGAGCAAGCGGCGTCCATATTGGGCATGTCGCAAGCGATGCCCCAAATTCTATCGCTCGCCGCCGACCTCATCGTGGGCGCGCAGGATTGGCCGGACGCCGACAAGATCGCCGACCGCCTGAAGAACGCCATGCCGCCCGGCGTTCTATCCCCCGACGAAATGACGCCGCAGCAGCAGGCCGCGATGCAGCAGCAACAGCAGGAGGGCCAGCAAAAACAACAGATCGACAAAGCGACGATGTTGGCGAACTATCTCAAGACGCAAAGCGAAGCGTTGCTCAACTCCGCGCGCGCCAGGAACTTCGCGGGCGAGGCGGCCAACCAACCGCAGAAGATGGCGATTGAAGCCGCGCGCGCCCAGGTCGAAGCGACACACACAGAGTATCAAGACAGGCTTGACGCCATCAAAATAGCGCATGGCGGATGAGAGGGAGAACTTAAATGGCTGGTGAGAACAACAATCCTACGGGCGGTGATCGCGGGCTAGAGGGCAAAACGCCTTCAATCGCGGATCAGATTAGCACGTTCAAGGGGATGTCCGCTGACGACGGCGTGGTCAAGACGGTTCAGGACGGTGTTACGCCCGTCGTAGACCCGGACCTCGCGGGTGGCGAAGGTGAAGGTGAAGGCGGCGACGGGTTGCTACCGCCGATGCTCACCGAAAAGGCTCCGACCACTCCGGCGAAGCCCAAGAGCGCACAAGAGCGCATCAACGAGGCCGTGAAAAAGCAACGCGCCGCCGAGCGCGCGCTAGAGGCTGAGCGGGCCAACGGCAAGGCGATTATCGACCGTCTTGACCGTCTCGAAAAGGGACTCGCGCCTGCGCCCTTGACACGGCCTAACGTTAGCGCCACAAATGCGCCCGTCGATGCTTCCGCGCCCGACCCGTCGAAGTATCAGTTCGGGGACTTGGACCCGCGCTACCTTGCCGACCTCGCTCGTCACGAAGCGACGAAAATTCTCGGGGCAGACAAGGCAGAGCGCGAGGCCGCCCGCAAGGCCGAGGCTGACCGCGCAGCTAAAGAGCGGATCGGAGCCGCCGTCAACAAGCTCACGACGGACGGCACCGCAGCGTACCCCGACTTCAAGGCCGTTGTGTTCGACGACACTGACAGTTGGGACTTGACGCAGACCGTTGGCGAACTCGCGTTCGACAGCGACGTTGGCGCTCACGTCCTGTACCATCTGGCGACGAACCCGGAGGAGAGCAAGGCGGTCGCTAAATTGCCACCGGCAAAGCAAGCCGCGTGGTTCGGTAAGATGGAGGCGTTCTTCGCCCCAAAGTCGGCTAAGTCACCAGCCGCCGCGAACGGTCAAGGCGATGCTTCTTCCGCCACCCCGCCCGCAAGGATGACGCAAGCGCCGACTCCTCCCGAACGACGAGTTCGTGGGAACAACGGCAACCCGAATCCTGTCACACCCGACACCACGGACTTCAAAGCGTTTGAACGTCTCGCGCTCGGGCGTCAAAACTAAAGGGGCCTAAGCGGTCATGTCCAATCAATTTCTCAATGCACAGGAGTATGCGAATGTCATGCTCCTGCTGCTCAAAAACCAACTTGTGTTCGGTCGTCTTGTCGACGGCCAGTTCAAAGACGAAGTGACCGACGAGAACGGTTTGGTCATCAACGTCAAACGCCCGCCGCGCTTCATGGACACGAAGGACGGCACGGCGAACCTCGTTTTGCAAGACTTGATCGCCGGCACCGCGCCCGTCGCGGTGAACCAGTACTCGAAGGTCCACATTTCCGTGGGCGACATCGAGTTCATCCAGAGCTTCAACTCGCTCATGCAGAACGAAACGATGAAGTCGGCGGCTTCGACGCTTGCCCACTCCATCGACAAATACATCGCGCAGCAGACCCTCAACTTCGCGTCGTGGGTCGCGGGCGCGGCTCCATCCGCCGGCGGCTCCTTCAACGCCCTCGACCCGACGAAACTCATCAACTCGCCTTCCGAGGCCATGGGCGCCCACACGCGCCTCATGGACAACGGCGTGCCGAACGTCGACTTGAGCGGCGTCGTCTCGTTCAAAGACGGCGAAATGATCCGTGGCTCGTTGCTATCGGCCTACACCCCGAGCATCAACGTCTCGATGCTTGAGCGCGTCAAAATTCCGATTATCTCGGAAGTCGACTGGTACGCTTCGCAGAACCTCCCGACCTTCACGACCGGGACGCGACTGCAAGGCAACGGCACGTCGACCGGCTCGGTCATCAACGGCGCGAACCAAAACGTCAACTACCGCGACGTGAAAGGTTCGGCTGGCGTGGCGGGCATGACGCAGACGCTCAACGTGACGGGCGACGCTCCCGGCGTCACCTTCGCGGCGGGCGACGTGTTCTCCATCGCCAACGTCTATGCTTGGGACTGGCGCGCGGGCGCTAAGTTGAGCCAGCTTCAGCAGTTCACCGTCCTCAATGCGGCGACCGCTGACGGCTCAAGCCACGCGACCTTGACCATCACCCCGCCGATCATCGTTCAGGGGACGGTCGACGAGGGCGGCACGGTCTACACCAACTCGGCGTTCGCCACGGTCGACTCGATTCCGGCGAACGGCGCGTATATCCAATGGGCGGGTGCCGGCAGCACCGCGCTCCGCGTCAAAGCGGCGTTCCACAAGCGGGCTATCTCGCTCGTGTCCGCTCGCCTGCATCTGCCCTTTACCGGCGTCGCCAGCTACGCGGTCGACCCCGAGACGGGCATTTCGGTGCGCTACTGGCGCGGGTCGGACATCACGACCGGCAATCACATCCATCGTTGGGACTGCATGTACGGCGCTGCGGTGCTTGACCAGTTCCTCGGAACTCGTGTCTGCGGCTCTTAATAGCCGACGATCCGAAAGTGGTCTAAGAAAGGCAGGCGCGGCTAACCCCGCGCCTGTTTTTTAGGGAGAGTTCAAGTGGCATCTATTCGACCCCTACCCCCGACCCGCTACACGTATCAGGAGTACCCGCGCGTAGTTTTCGACCCCGAGACAGGGACCAGCCGCGTCGTCAAATCCGAATCTGAAGTTCCCGAGGGTTGGCTTGACCGCCACCCGCAAGACCCACGTTCAAAACCCCTCAAGGATTCGCACAGCCGCGCAGGGACGCCATCCGACGGCGCGCAGGCCCTAACAGACCGCTCGCCTGCCGAAAGCCGTCCTGACGCATCTGTGGGGCTCGACCGCCCGGCGATCATCGCGTCTTTGCGGGAGCGGAACATCGTTTTCAACCCACGCGCGCCGACAGAGGCGCTCCGGGGACTTCTCAAGGAGTAGCCGATGGCCCGCGCCCCCTCGACCGTTGCGACCGTCATATCGCGCGCTTACCGCGAGGCGCAGATCACGGCCATTGGGAGTACGCCGACCGCCGCGCAGCAATCCGAGGGCGTCGACAACCTGAACTCGTTCATGTCGACTTCCCTCGGGATGGACCTGGGCGAGCCACTGACCGACTGGCTCGCTCCCGCTCCACAACGCACCGCGCCGGTAGCCGCTAACTTCCCGCAAGGCCCTCAATCGTGGGGCAGTCCCTACGGGTCGGCGGGGTTGCTTGGCGTCTATGGGGCGAACGTCACGCCCTACCCGCCCAACAACTCGCGCATCGTGTGGGGCGGCACGTCGCAGACGGTTTATTTTTCCGAGCGCCCCGAGAACGGTTCTCGCACAAGCTTGATCCAGGGCTCGGGGCTGGGCGACGGCGGCAACAACGGCGACGTGCTGACGATGGACGGCAACGGGCGCTACATCGGGCTGCCGGGGCAGACGCCGCCTTTCATCGGGACGCAAAACTTCACGTTCAGCAACACCGCTCCGGCGCAAGCCGACTGGATTTACGTCTCGGCCTACGCGCTTTGGATGCCGGTCGGCACGCTTGCGCTGACCGACAACATGATTTTCCCGCCGGAGTATGACGACTACTTCATCATTGGCTTGGCGGGTCGCCTCGCGCCTAAATACAACAAGACGCTAAGTTCTGAATCTCAAGCGGCGTTTTTGATGGCGCAGTCCAAGGTGAAATCCGAGTTCACGCAAAAGCATGACACGGTGTACGGCGCTTGGGAGTACCCGAACTCCCTGCAAAGCTACAACGCCGGGCGATGGCTCTGGCCCAACTACTGAGGTCACATGACCGCTCTGCAATTCGGCCTCGGGGCCTATCTACGAAGCTACGCGGGGTCGCCCGAGATACAGCTATTAAATCGCTTTCTCGAAGCGAGCCCGTCTAATGTGCGCGAGCGTACGGGGTTGCTCGCGCGTCAGGGGACTACTTTGCTGGCTACCGTGGGCGCGGGGCCAATTCGTAAAATGTACAGCAAGCTAGGACTTTTCAACGGCGACTTGTTCGCCGTCTCTAAAAACTCGCTTTATCGGTTCAGCGCGAGCGGGGCGTTGACGAGCATTGGCGGCGTCATCGGAAGCGGGAATCCTAAATTCACATGGGACGCCGGGCCGGGCTACCAGCACTTATTTGTGTCGGATGGCGAACTCCTCCAAGTTTACCAAGGCGGGACGCACGCATCTGGAACGCTGAAGGGGTCTCCCGCCACATCACTAACCGTCACGGCGCGCGCGATTGGCGTCGGCGGGAACTCAATCGCCACGACGGTCTATAGTGGGGCCACCGGCCTAGTGTGGACAGGCGCGACGTTGAGCGGCGGCAGCACGACGACCTACGCCAAAGGGACTCTCAGCGGCGTCACCCCGACGAACCAAGTCATCAACATCGGCGGCGTCTACTACGATTGGAACGCATCGGTCGACAGCGGCTCGCCGGCGGGCACCGCGACGCACCCCTACCACGCCAACCCGACCAGTGGCGGCGATCCCTTCACCGCCATGATGAACTTGCTCAACTTCACGGGCACTCCCGGCACCGACTTTTCAACGGCGGTTCCGGGACCGGCTGCGGCTGTTACGGCGGTGGCGAGCGTGATCCCCACGACGCAAGTAATTCAGATCGGATCGACGTTCTACTCGTGGAACTCAGCGGTCGACACGGGACCGCCTGACGGGACCGCCGCTCACCCCTTTCTCGCCAACCCTACGAGCGGCGGTGATCCCTACACGGCCATGGCGAACTTGCTGAACTTCATAGGCGTACCCGGCACGGACTTCTCGACCGTGATCGGCGGCGCGAGTACGCAAGTGACGGCCATAGCCAACGGCGGGCCGCCTGCGTCGTCGCTCGCGTTGACGGCCATAAGCGAGTTCGCGGACGGCAACGCGATTGCGACGCTGATCTACAGCGGGACGGGGTTGTCGTGGAGCGCCGCCACGTTGACGGGAGGCGGCACGCACTCTCTTATTGGCGTCTACGTGCCCACGGGCGAGCCGATAAATGGCCTTTGCACTCTCGACCACTACGTCATGGCGAGCGTCGGCAAGAGCAACAAAATGTTCTTCATCCTGCCCGGCGAAATCACGATTGACACGCTCAACTTCTTCGCCAAAGAGAGCAACCCTGACCCCATCCAAGACCTCGTGACCATCGGGGACAATTTTCTCGCGGCTGGTTCGGGCTCGGTTGAGACTTGGTACGCCACAGGCGACCTCAACGCGCCGTTCGCGCCGATCCAGGGCCGCACCATATCGCGCGGCATCGTCGACGGGACGCTCGTGAACGTTCACGACGCGGCGTTTTTTGTCGGCAGCGACGGCGTAGTGTATGCTTTTGGCGGAAGCGGGTTTGAGCGCGTCAGCGACAACGGGATCGAGGAGCGTATTCGCATCCTCACGAGGCAACAGGCGGGTGTGACATGAGCAACGTTTTCGTCGAAGGTTTCGCCACGTATGGCGTGGGGTCGTTCGGCTCGCCTGGGTCGTCGCCCATTTTGATCGCCATGCTTGCCGGTCGGTACGCTGCAATCGGCCCGGCTGGCGGTGTGTGGTCCATCGGGACTTTGCCTTGGGCTCCTACCAACCCCGACCTTTACTTGGAATCCACAGCGGGGCTCGGAGGCGGGTCGGCGCAAGGCGTCGGCGCGCGCATCGCGTTGCCTGGGTCCGACGCCACGGTCATCGTTTCCGCCTATGTCGCGTTGTCGGCGTTGCCGACGCGCGGCGCGATTGAACTAATCGTATTCAGCGACCTAAACAACAATCCCCTGGTCGGCCTTGCGGTCACGTCCACAGGGGCGTTGATCCTTCACAACCTAAGTTACCCGTCGTCGCCGGCCAACCTCTACGACATCCTGCTATCGACCAGCGGGCCTGTGATGACGGCGCAAAGCGCCGCGCACATCGAGATTCAAATTGGGTGCGGCACGAGCAATAGCAACTCGGCCACTGTCCAAGTCAACGGCACGACCGTAATCACGGGGACCGGGTTGAGTTTTTCATACGATCCGACGTTCTCTTACCCACACCCGAACGCTCACGCATGTTCGCAGTTGACGTTCCTCGGCGACATTTCGATTTTCGGAGCGGGCGGCGGCAGCGGGAATCCGCAGACCTACATCGGCAACCTCATCGTCCGCGACGGAAACGGCACCGTCAACAACGGCATCGTCGGGGACCGCCGAGTCGCTACCTTGTTCGTGAATGGCAACGACGCAGCGCATCAAGGATGGACCGCCCAACCCGTGCAGCGGTTCGGCGCGGGCGTTTTGGACTTGACCATCAACTCGACAGTCGGACCCGCCATGTGCGACGCCGCCCCGTCGTCGACGTTGGACATCGGCAACAACCAGTTCACCATCGAAGGCAATTTCCGGTTTCAACTTCTTCCCGCAGGGTCGGCTAAAGCCGTTCTTTACGGACATTGGGATGAGCCCAACAATCACCGCGAGTGCGAACTGTACGTAGGTGGTCCGTCGCTGGAAGGTGGCAACACCGTTTTCCGCATCACGACGGACGGAACGGGCGGCACGATCAACGAACTTATCTCGTGGCCCTATCAGTATGTCGTCGGTCACTGGTATCACATTGCGATCACCCGCGACGCATCCAACTTGACGCGCCTTTTCATCAACGGCGTTCTTCAAGGAATCGCTGCGACCGACGCCAACACCTACTACTCGGGCGGTTCGTCGGGCGCTTATGCCTCGCTCGGCTCAGATTCCAACAACGGAAACGCCGTGGCTAACGACACGCTGGCCGGTTGGGTCGACGAGTTTCGATTGACGATAGGCGCGTGCCGCTACACAGCGAATTTCGCTCCTCCCGTCGCGGCGTTCCCGCGAGGAGGCGGTGACGCAAACTGGTCGCAAGTGGCGTGGATCAGCGGCTTCGACAGCGGAACCGCGCTCGACGAAAGTTCGCACGCGCGCACGTTGGGGCTTTTCGGCGGCGCGCTCGCCGTGTTGCCGAATGACGGTCAGTACGCTTTCCAGGCCGTCGACAAGTCCGCTCCTCCATACGACAACTCATTCATCGAAGCGTCGTTGCTCGCCGCGCAGCAGACCCTCACCTACACCGCGCTACCGACGAACAACGACACGATCACGGTTGGTCAAAAGACAGGCCCTCTGACGGCGGTTTACACTTGGAAAACGACGCTCACGGGCGCGGCGTTTGAAGTGCTTATTGGGGCGACCGTCGCGGCCTCTCTCGCAAACCTAGCGGCGGCGATCATCGCGGGCGCTGGCTCGGGGACGCTATACGGGACCGGAACGACGGCCAACATATCGGTAAGCGCGGCTCCGTTGGGCAACGTGGCGCTCGTCGCCACGGCGCTCACGCCGGGGTCTGCGGGCAACTCAATCGCGTGTTCGTCAACCGACCCTGCCGGTACGTGGGGCGGAACGACTTTGGCGGGCGGCGTCGACATTCCCACGTATTCGCAGTTCACCTACAACCGACTGCCGTCGAACGTCACGACCGTCGACAGCATCACGCTTTTGTCGCGCTCGTGGAAAACCGACGCGGGCGTTTGCACCGTGCAGCCAAGTTTCGTAGGCGGCAACGGCGGCGTGGCGGCGGGAGCCAATCAGGCCGTTACCACGGCTCCCACGTTCTACACGTCGCTCATCGAGACGGACCCCGACACGTCGGGTCCGATCACGCCGACGACGGTCACAGGTGGCAAAATAAAGATCAATAGGACTTCCTAATGACTTCGACTTTGGGAGCGCGGACATCCGACGCCGCAGTCATCACGCCCACGTCGGCGCTCTCACGCGGGCGTTTTTCCGACTACGCCGCGCTCGTAACCTACAGTTCGGGCGCGAAACACGCAGACGTGAGCGACTTCAGCGCGCTCACGCCGTATGCTTCAGGCACGCCGATTCCGCGCGTGAGCGACCTCACGATGATGGCGGTCTACTCGACGCAAGAGCCATCGGTTACGCAGACCTTGGCGTGGCAGTACACCATGGACGGTCACACGTTCTATGTCCTCGACCTGGGGAACCAAGGCACGTTCGTATATGACTTGACCTCAAAATCGTGGAGCAAGTACGAGACTGATGGGTTGCCGATTTGGAACATGCGCAACGGCGTAGTTTGGAACACGGGTGCAGAGCGAGTCATCGGCGGCGATTGGCAGGGGGCCTACTTGTGGGAACTCGACCCGCTGAAGATACTCGACGACGATTTTAGAGACATCGCACACGCCACAAGCGCGGCCATATCCCTGCGTTCGCGCGTCTATCACTCGCTTGCTGAATTGCGGGTCGCGGCGAGCGCGGGAATTTTAGACGAAGCCGACGGTGCGGCGTACATTCAGTTGACGTACAGCGACGACGGCGGCCAGACATACAGCGCGCCAATCATCGTCATGTTGCAAACCGGCACCACGCCCGACGGTCAGCAGGACATCCGGTTCTCGTCGCTCGGGTCGTTTATGGCCCCAGGTCGGATATTCCAACTCGCCGACGTGGGCGGGATGCTTAGGCTCGACGGCGTAGACGCGATGATCGACGACTACGACGAGGTTAACGGGCCGCTTCAAGGGTAGGCGAATGGTCGACGTTCTCAGCGCCAAGACTCCGATAGTCGACGACGACTTTCACCCTACCCGCGAGTTTATGATTAAGTGGTCGCAGCTTGCGGCAAACCTCTCAACGATAGTCCCCTTATCGACACCCGCGCAAGTGTCGGCGGTTTTTGATGTCATAGGCGCGGGCGTTAATGACATGCTCGTTCGCGGGACTACGCAATGGGGCGTTCTTGCGCCGGGTGTAGTCGGCCAAATTCTATCTTACCAATCAGGCGGCCCTACGTGGGAAGCGGCCCCGGCGCTCGCAACGCTCACCGACGTTGTTTTGACCGCGCCCGCCAACAACGACGTGCTGACTTACGTGAGCGGCGCGGGCAAGTGGGAGAACAAGCCATCATCGGGCGGGGGAGGCGGCGGGTGGTATCTCACGCCTCCCGTGGCGTCGTCTCTCACGGCGTTTCAGAATCTCGGGACCGGCACAGTCTTTCATCAACGCACGAGCGGGGCCGTTCCATCGCTCGCCGTCGACGGCGGCTCGGGCGGCGCAAGCACGTTGTTTTGCGCGATGCAGACCGCGCCGGGCGGCACCTTCAGCGCCGTCGTCAAGGTCAAGTTCCCCTACATCAACGCCCTCGCGGGTTGGTATGGCGCTGGCCTGGGCGTCTACAATAGCGGAAATGGAAAGGCCGAGTCGTGCTTCGTGCAAGGCCAACTTGTCTGGTACTCAATCGACTGGTCCTCTCTTACGAGCACTTCAAGCCTCAACAACGTCGGCACGCTCACGGACCCCGACTTTTTCCTGCACTTGGACTACGACGGGACTAACTTGAATTTTGGCATATCGCGCAACGGCATCGACAAGTATGTTTCGCGGTTCGTGAATGTCGCCGGAACGATAGGCGCGATCACGCACGTCGGCCCGGTTTGGGGAGAGGGCGGGACGATCCTCTACACCTTCGAGCATTTTTGGGTCGGCGCGCTCGGGACCAGCGGAATCCTGCCTTAAGTTGACGAGACGGCTTCGCGGCGGTAGGTAGCGACATGGGGGCCAGCGGCGTGTAGGTTCGCGCGTGCATTAGGAGGCATACTTGAGTCTAGCGCCATCCTCGGCAACCGGCACTCTCGACGCGCTTACCGATGTCGTAATCGCTAATCCTCAGCAAGGCCAAGCCCTGGCCTACACCGCGCCGACTCAGTATGCAGCCGGCTTCTGGTCCAACGTGTCGGGCGGCGCGGGCGTCACGCTTACGACGGCATCGCAATATCCCCTAGACGCCAACGACGCTACAGCCGCCACTCCGGCCTACGTCGCCGCCGCGCGCGCAGCCGCCATCGCGGCTGCACCGGCCATTGTGGCGTCGGGCTCTTATCCGGCTGACGCGAACAATGTGGGCGCGGCGACTCCGGCCTATGTCGCCGCCGCGCGCGCCGCAGCCATCGCCGCCATCCCGGCTCTCACGGTCGCGGCGTCCTACCCGAGTTCCTTGGACACGACCTCGGCCACGCCTAATTACGTGAAGGCGGCAATCGCCGCTACGATTTCGCGCACGACGGTCAACGACACTAACTACACCGTTCTATCGACGGATAGGTTGGTCGCCTATATTGCCTTGACCGCCGCGCGCACGGTCACGCTGCCCCTGACGACGGCGTTCCCCGTTGGCGTGCGCCTCGTCATCATGGACGAAACCGGCAACGTCAACAGCACGAACACCTTGGGCGTTACGACCTCGGGCTCTGACACCGTAAACGGAAGCACCGGATTCACGATAACGTCGCCCTACGGCGTGTTGGAACTTGAGAGCAGCAACACCGGCAAGTGGACGATCATCACGCGACCGGCGGGGACCATCGCGCAGCAAAACTCGGCCAACGTCGCGCTCACGGGCGGGACGGTCGACAACATAGCGATTGGCTCGACCACGCCAAGCACCGGCAAGTTCACGACCCTTCAGGCGACCTCCGGCCTCAACTCGACCGCAGTCGGCAACACGACCGCCAGCACGGGCGCGTTCACGACGCTCGTGG